TCAGGCGAAGGCCTTGCCCTCGGCTGCGAGGCGGGAGAGCAGCGGCGCGGGCTCCCATGCGGCGGCATCGTCCAGCGGGTTCTGCGCGAAGCGCTGCATCGACTGCGCGACGTTGAAGAGGCCCACTTCGCTCGCGTAGTGCATCGGGCCGCCGCGGTGGATGGGAAAGCCATAGCCCGTGAGGTACACCATGTCGATGTCGCCGGACTTGCTCGCGATGCCCTCTTCCAGGATCTTCGCGCCTTCATTGACCAGGGCATAGACCAGGCGCTGCACGATCTCCTCGTCGCTGATCTTGCGCGGCGTGATGCCGAGTTCCTTGCGGTGGTCCTCGATCATCTTGTTCACCAGCTCGCTCGGGATGGCATCGCGCTTGCCCGGCTTGTAGTCGTACCAGCCGGCGCCCGTTTTCTGACCGTAGCGGCCCAGTTCGCAGAGCTTGTCGGCCGTGCGGCTGTACTTCATGTCCGGGCGCTCGACGGCGCGGCGCTTGCGGATCGCCCAGCCGATGTCGTTGCCGGCGAGGTCGCCCATGCGGAACGGCCCCATGGCGAAGCCGAACTTCTCGATGGCCTTGTCCACCTGCTGGGGCGTGGCGCCTTCGTCGAGCAGGAAGCCGGCCTGCTGGCTGTAGCGCTCGATCATCCGGTTGCCGATGAAGCCGTCGCACACGCCGGAGACCACGGCCGTCTTCTTGATCTTCTTGGCGAGCGCCATCACGGTGGCGAGCACGTCCTTGGCGGTCTGCTTGCCGCGCACCACCTCCAGCAGCTTCATCACGTTGGCGGGACTGAAGAAGTGCATGCCGACCACGTCCTGCGGGCGCTTCGTGAAGGCGGCGATCCGGTTCACGTCGAGCGTAGAGGTGTTGGACGCGAGGATGGCGCCGGGCTTGGCGACCTCGTCGAGCTTCCTGAACACGGTTTCCTTGACGCCCATCTCTTCGAACACGGCCTCGATGACGAGGTCCACGTCCTTCAGATCGTCATAGTTCAGCGTGGGCGTGAGCAGGGCCATGCGTTGCTCGTACTTGTCCTGCTTGAGCTTGCTCTTGGCGACCTGGGCCTCGTAGTTCTTGCGGATGGTGGCCAGGCCCCGGTCCAGCGCTTCCTGCTTGGTTTCCAGGATGGTGACGGGAATGCCGGCGTTCAGGAAGTTCATGCTGATGCCGCCGCCCATGGTGCCGGCGCCGATCACGCCCACCTTGCGGATCTCCCGCTTCGGGGTGTCCGAGGGCACGTCGGGGATCTTGCTCGCGGCGCGCTCGGCCAGGAACAGGTGGCGCAGCGCGCGCGATTCGGGCGTCCACATGAGGTTGACGAACAGCTCGCGCTCGTAGGCCAGGCCGTCCTCGAACTTGCGCTTGGTGGCGGCCTCCACGGCGTCCACGCACTTGAGCGGCGCGGGGAAGTTCTTCGCCATGCCCTTGACCATGTTGCGGGCGAACTGGAAGTAGGCATCGCCCTGCGGGTGCTTGGCCGGCAGGTTGCGCACCAGCGGCAGCGGGCGGGTGTCGGCCACGCTGCGCGCGAAGGCCAGGGCCTCTTCGGCGAGCGATTCGGCCGAGGCGGCCATCCTGTCGAACAGCTTCTGGCCGGGCATGCCGCCGATCAGCTCGCTCTTCACGGGCTCGCCGCTCACGATCATGTTGAGCGCGGCTTCCACGCCGACGACGCGCGGCAGGCGCTGGGTGCCGCCCGCGCCGGGCAGCAGGCCCAGCTTCACTTCGGGCAGCGCCATGCTGCAGCCAGGGGCGGCGATGCGGTAGTGGCAGCCCAGGGCCAGCTCCAGGCCGCCGCCCATGCACACGGTGTGGATGGCGGCCACGACCGGCTTGGCCGAACCTTCCACCGCGCGGATCACCGAGTGCAGGTTGGGCTCCTGCATCGCCTTGTCCGTGCCGAATTCCTTGATGTCCGCCCCGCCGGAGAACGCGCCGCCGGCCCCCGTGACGACGATGGCCTTCACGGCCGCATCGGCATTCGCGCGGGCCAGCCCGTCGGTGATGCCCTTGCGCGTGGCATGGCCCAGCCCGTTCACGGGCGGGTTGGCCAGGGTGATCACGGCTACATCGCCGTGGACTTGGTATTCAGCGGTCATTGCTTGTCCCTTGGTTGGCATGGAAAAGAACGGTCGTGCTTTTTGATTCTAGAGAGTCCAGGCGAGGATGCCAGCCAGGGTTGTCCCGGCTGGGACAGAAGGCATGGCCGGGAGGATTGCGCGCCGCACGCTTTGGCGCGTTTTAACGGTCGCTTTGGCGCCGCGTAACGCTCCCTTTGGCACTGTGGTTTAAAAGATTCAGCGCCAGAATCCCGTCTATGTACGAGCTTACCGACAATGGCGACCTCGCCTGGGTGCTGGGCGAAGAGGTCGCAGACGCGATCCTCTCTCTGCCGCCCGCCGAGCCTGATCAACCGGAAACCGTGACGGTTGACACCCACGCCCAGCAGCTCGGCCCTATCCGCCTCACCCTGGCGCGGCACCGCTACAAGCGCGGCAAGAGGGTGTTCTGGATATGGGTCGCGAGCCGAGCCGACCGCTTGCCGCTCGGGACACCGCCCAAAACCCAACGTTGATCCGGACGAAAAAAAGCCGCCCGTGGGCGGCTGTCTTTATCGGCCTGCCGGCTCAGCGCTCGTCGCAGGCCAGCAGGGTGACCATCTCCTCCAGCCGGCTTTGAATCTCCTGCAGGTCGCCCGCAAAACCCCTGTGGCGGGGCTGGCTCGCTGCGCGCAGGCCATGTGAGCGCAGCTCGTCGTTGAGCGCTGCCAGCAGGATGCCGATGTTGGCCTGGTGCGCTTGGTACGCGCCCTGGGCTGTGGGCTCGGCAGAGGCGTCGATAAGGTTGAGTCCGGAAGCGGCTTGGAAGAAGGTGATCATGTTGTGCTCAGGGGTTGTGGTTGCAATGCACCCAGTACCGCTCTACTTCGCCCGGCCAGCAAGCAGTGCCAGACTGCCGTTGTCTGACACTACGCGGTGGCTTGCCTAGGCCTCTCCCTCCACGTACGTCAGCGAGGGAGCTGGTCCCTGGATGGCACCGCCCTGCACGAAGACCCGCTGACCCACAGCCGCGTCGCCCCGGGCCTGCAGTTGCGCGCCACCAGGTAGCTGCACGATGGCGACGCCACCCGTGACGGCCACCACGTCGCCGACCAGCAGAGGATCGGCCGGGATCAGGGCGAGAAAGGCCCTGTAGGGGTTATGCAGCATGGGTCTCGACCTCCAACGTCTGGCGCAGCGTAGGCCAGCTCCAGTCGATCGCTGTGCGCCGCACGATCCCCACGACGGTCCGGTCGCCGACGTACCGCACGAACTGGCCGGGCACGATCACCCCGGTGTCAGGCAGCACCTGCATCCGGAGCGAGACATGCTCCTGCCGGCCCGTGTCGGACAGCTCAGCGATGCCGCGCGCGCGGTGCACGTCGGCGTGCGTGATCAGCGCATGATTGACCGGCGGCGCCAGGGTCGTGCCGGCGGTGCCGGAGCGTTTGAAGGGGCCGAACACGCCTGCACCCACGCCACCCACGAACACTCGGTCATAGGCCGGCTTGTCCACGTGCTCGATGCCCACCACCTCGGCGGCAGAGCCCGGGATCTCGTAGTCCGGCACCACGCTGCCCCATGCCCAGGACGCGGCCGGGTAGCGCGGCAGCACGCGCAGCACCGGGTCGGTCGCATGCGGCTGCACGTAGCCGCCCGCGGCAGCAGCGATGTCGTTGATCGCGTCAATGGGCGTGCCCTGCACCGACCAGGCGCCGGCGGGCACGAGCCAGTCGACGATCTGCCAGTCCAGCGCCCAGCCGATGCCCACGCCGTTGACGGTGAGCGCGTCGGCCGCGAGCTGCTGTGCCGTGCTGGCCGCGGAGCTGGAGAACGTGCGCGTGGGCGCATACGGTGCGCCGAGGATCATCGCCGTGCCCTTGCCGGACACGGCCCACCGCAACTGCGGCAGGAACCTGCGGTCCTCGACCAGGCGCTCCAGCCGCAACCGGAAAGGCATGCCATTGACGACGGCCTCCAGCTCGGCCGGGTCGCCCGCGCTGTCGCGGCCCAGATGCGCGGCCGAGTCGTAGTGGAGCGAGGCCGACCAGGTCCAGGTCCACGACTGGTAGTCGAGGGACATGCTCATGCTGTGCGCATGCAGCTCGGCACCGCTCTCGACCCGGCGAAGGGTGATGGAGTTGAGCACGATGTAGACCCTCCGGACCGGAACAACGATGGTGCCGCCTGGCTCCGGGTCGGAGTGGCGATCGCAAACGAAAACAAGGTGTGCTGGCAGGCCGCTGTCCACCGCCTGGTCGAAGGCCAGATGCACGGGCACCTGCGGCACGTAGCAGGGATCTGGCTTCGGCGGCTGGGGCGGCGGCGTGATGCCAGCAACTGGCGGGCGGGCCTCCTCGTAGCGCAAGGCCCAAGCCTGTGAAAGCGGCCTGGCATGCCGGAAGCCCGACCGAACCGACGCGCCGACATGCGCTGCGTCCTGCATGCGCTGGACTGCGACAAGCCGCAGCCGTAGCGCTTCCTGGAAGCCCTGCATCGCGGCAGCACTGCGCGGCACCGCTTCCTGGAAGCCCTGGCAGCTGCCGACGCGCAGGCGGGCCGCATCCTCCAAGCGCTGGAGCGCTGGTACGGTCGCGAGGCGAACGGACTCCTGCCACGCCACGCGGGCCACGCGCGCCAGGCGTGACGCCAGTTCCCAGCGCACCTGCAGGGCCGCCGCAATGCCACGAGCGTCCTGCCAGGCCTGCTCCACGCCAGCGCGCAGCTGCTGCCCCTGCTCGGTGCGAAGGACGGTGGCGGCATGCAGCCTCGATGCCTGCTGCCATCCGACGCGGACAGATCCCACGACCGGGCGCTCAACGTTGATGTCGTACCGCACCGCCACGTAGCCACGCAACCCGGTGATCCGGCCCACCGCCGTGGCACGCACGACAGTCCGCACGGCGACATAGCCTCGCAGCCCGGTGATCCGGCCCGCCGCCCGCAGTTCAACGCTGCCAGGCGGGAGGCCATCATCGTCACCGAAGACGATTTCGACAGGGCTGTCGGATGGATTGCGGCCATCGGAGAAAAGCAGATCGGTGTCGGCCACACGTCAGGCCCTCACGACAGCGCGGTGGCGCCCAGCTGGACCAGCCCGCCGGCACGCAGCAGAGGCGAGGTCTCGCCGGACGGCGTCTCACCGCCCACCAGCCTCCAGCCGCCGCCGTGGTCCATGTCGGAGACGGTGGCGCGGGCCAGGATCGCGCCGCTGGCCGCGATCCAGTCACCCCAGCGGGGAATGCCCGTCTGCAAGACCATGCTCGCGTCCTCGGCCGGGTGCATCACGAGCATCCCGTCGACGATGGACGCACAGGGCTTTGCCAGGACGATCTCGACCTGCGCCGAGTCGGCGTGAGCCGTCGCGATAGAGTCCGGCCGCTCCGTGAGGTAGCAGCGCACGCGCGCGTTGCCGGAGCCCTGATCAGCGCGAGCGATGGCGGCCTGGAGCTGCGCCAGGGCCAACGCAGGTCCGATCTCCCAGTCGTTCATGGCGCCACCTCGGGAACAAGCCTGCTCGCCGCCACGGGCCGGAAGTTGCCCTGGACGTCCTCGGCCAGCACGAGGAACTGCTGTCGCGTGTCGATTCCTGCGAACTCGAACGCCCCGGTCGCCGGCATGCTCCAGGTCTCGCGGGCTACGACCTTGCTTCGCTGGTGCAGCAGCACCACGCGAGCCTTGGTCGGCACATTGGGCGTGCCCTTGGTCTTCGTGGTGCCCCAGATGCGCCCCGCGCCACCAAATTGCACGTCGCGCGCCAGGTGCTCAGCGCCTGACAGCCACGGTTGCGTCATGGCTCCATCCACAGCTCCCAACGCGATCGCGAGATCCGCTGGAGTGGCCTTGGACGGATAGCTTGCGCCGCCACCCACCCCGGTCGGGGGAACGAAGTCCTCGGTGTAGCGGCCGGCACCGCTGGTGATGCGCACGAAGTCCACCATGCCGTTCAGCGAGCTGTCGCGGAACGCGTCGTAGGCACCGATGAAGCACGGCCGGTCGCCACTTATCGGCGTCGTATCGCCGACCTCGTAGACTTTCGTGCCGCCGATGAAATGACGCAGCGTTGAAGCGACCCGGGCAACGGCGACATGGGTCCAGATGTTTGTCGGCAGGGTCGTCGAACCACCGAGCCAGGCCGTGCCGTTAGACCACTGCAGCACTCCGTTCGCCAGGCGGATCACATTCGACCACCGCTCGGCTGCGGCATAGCGCATCGACACCAGAGCGCAATCGCCGCCGGACCAACGCACATAGGCTTCCACGCAGAAGTCGCCAGAGCCAAATGCCCACCGGCTGCTCAGTGGCTGGCTGATGAAGCAGTCGGCGCTGCCATTGAGCGACAGCGCTCCGCTGTCTCCAATGCCCCCCGACGAAACCACCGCGGCGCCGCCGGACGCAGTCCACGCGCCGCCCGAGGGCGACGTGTCCGCCAAAGTCCCGCCGTCGAACATGAGCAGCGCGACGACCTTGTCGGCCAGCGGGTCGCCGGTCGAAGGCATCGGGGCAAGAACCCGCGCCCCGGGCCACGGCATCACGTACGTGCCGACCGTGTTCCACGCCGCGCGGTCGCTGGACGACTGCAGCGTGTACACCCGCACCCACTGGGCCGAGTCGTCGGCGCTGCCGAACCGGACGTTAACGGCGTCCACGGCTGCTCCAGCATCCCAGACGAGCGCGAACCCAGGCGCTGAAACCTGCGCCTGGCCCCACGTGGTGGTGTCGGCCAGGTCGCCGTCCGTCAGGTACGCGAGGGAGCCTGATGCCGGGGCATGGCTTGCAGACAACACCGCGTCGATCATGCCCGTGGCGCCCCACAAGGCAGCCTGCGTGATCGCCACGCCGGTTGCGCCGTCCGTGCGCAGTCCGATCACGCGCCAGTAGCGAGCTGCCATGCGCTTACTCCCACGGACCTGTCAGGTCGATAAACACGGTGCCAGCCAGGGACAGGCCAGCACTCGGTGCGCCGCACCGCAGCGCGAGCAGCGTGCGGCCAGCGAATGCGCCCTCTCCCGCGACCGTGTCCCCCGAGTTGAAGGCATCGCCCAGTACCTGCGCGCAGTGATAGACGCCAGGCAGGCGGCCTCGCAGCGCGGTGCCGGCGGCAATTTCGACCGGTGCGAGGCGCAGGCCGAAGTCCACGGGAGACGGGTACGCGTAGCTGTTGGAGTTGTAGCCGGACGTCCCGCTGTAGCCTTGCGTGATGTTGTGGGCCGCGACCTTCTTGGCCGCGATCGCGCCGCCCAGCGCGGTGGCAGCGCGGGCCACGAAGACATCACCGCTGCCCGATGCCCCGGCATGCCCGTATCCGAGGCAACCACCGACCGGCGCCGGCGTGGTGGTCACATCAGCGGAGGCGGCGCCGAAGAGCGCGCAACCGTACGCGTCGGCGCTGCGGTAGGACAGCACGTCGCCGAACGCGAAGAGGCAACCATGGGTCGCGCCGTCCATCGGGGCGATCCAGAGCAGGAGCCACCTGCTGCTTGCGATGCAGCGCCACGTACGGGCAGCGGACGATGCGGTGCCGCTCTTGGGCCAGTACAGCCCACCGCCTACCTGCGCAGCGGTGGGGAAAGGCCCGGTCCCGGTGTTGATATCGCTCGCCGACTCGTAGCCCACCACGCGCGCCGTCGTGCTGCCCGTGTCGTTGATGCGCAGCACACACCCAGTGGCCTCGGGCACAGTGGGCTGCAGGACGATGGTGTCAGCCAGCTGGCCCACGAACAGCTCTTGCCAGCCGGCGGCGGCCACCTTGTGGGTGATCGTCCCTGACGCTGCACCGTCCACGACACCAGCAGCGGCGAACGTGATCGAGTCCGATGCCACCGACAGCACGCGCTGCTGCCCGTTCAGGGCCGCCGGCGTGGCGCCAGCAATCTGGACCACCGTCCCGATCCTATAGGGATGGGCCGCGGCAAACTTGGCCGTGGCCACGCCGCTGCTCACGTTGAGGGAAGACACGGCCCCAGCTCCGAAGCCATCGACCAGGCAGGCCTTGATGACCGAGCGCATTGCCCCGGCCACACCAGAGAGAACCGGCGCTCCGGCCATCGAAGAATCGTAGGAATAGATCATGGTGCGGATCAGATGACGGGGTTGGTAGGTGCGCGATCGACGTCGCCGCGGGCGGTGACCTCAAAGGCGTAGTCGGTGCCCACGGCTTCGCTGGGCTGCACGGTGCGGATGGCAGCGAACGGAAAGTAGACGCCCACGGTCGGAAGGAACAGCGTGTTGCCGGCGGCCCAACCGCTGCCCCAGCCAGCGGCGCGGAGGACGAAGAACGGTGCGCCGGAGACCGGATTGATCGGGGCGATATCGGTGTTGCGGCTGTACGTGCCCACATTGCCAACGTGCTCGCCGATCACCTCGACGTCGGTCCCGTTGGACAGCACGCGCAGCGCGAAGCGCTCGGTGAGCGCTCCAGCGTTGGTGACCACCGGAGGAAATGCCCCGTCGTTGTATGTGGCCGGGGCCGGGTTGCCGATCGTGGCGTCCGCCCACGTGAACCCGTCCCATGAACCCTGGTCGAACACGGGCAGCGCTCGCGCACGTAGGTTGCCGGCCATGATCGCGGACGACACCACGCTGCCGGCCGGGTAGGCATGGCTTAGCTGCTTGGATAGGTGCAGCGTGCCGTCGATCTGCACGTCCGTGCACCGCGCCATCTCCTCGATCCGATGCTTGACCACCACGGGCTGCACCCAGTCCGTGACGTCCGTGACAGCGATCGTGCCGGCGTCCAGGTTGGGGGTGTAGCCGCTGCGGATCAGCTTGCCGTCCGCGCCGACCAAGTAGACGCGTGAGAGCCGCTCGCGACCGCAGTTGATCGTCATGCCGGCGCTGTACGTGGCGGCCGGAACGCGGCCCGTGTGCCCCACCACCACATAGGTGCCCTTGCGATAGATCGGCACGCGGCCATCCGGCGGCAGGCGGACGGGGTCGAGGCCCAGGATGTCCGCATCGATCGGCAGGTACGAGTAGGACACCGAGTTGATCCGCAGCGTGGTCGGGTCCACAGGCCAGGGGCGCCAGATCTTGCCCGCCTCCACTGCGCCGACGTCGGCCGCGCTGTACCACCACTCCGCTTTCTGGCCGTCCGTGAGGGTTGCGGGATCGACGAAGTCACCGAACTGCAGCTCGCCCACGCCGCTCTCGAAGTCCATGCGGCCGCGCATGTGGGTGCCTGCGAACGCCCCGTCCGTGCCCGTGGTGGCCGTGAGCGCATTGCCGTGCAGGTCCAGCACCGACAGCACCACGCCACCCGGTTTAAGGGGTGCGCTCTGCGTCCTGAAAAAGATGCTGCCCGTGCTCCACGGCACCCGCCGCGTCCACAGGCTCTGCAGCGTGACGGTGGTGGGCGACGGACCCACCACGTAGTCCGTCATACGCGCGAGCCCGGCGGCGTAGTCCATCGATCCCGAGGCGATGCCGGGTGCGTTGCTGGTGCGCCCGCGATACAGCACGCCCTCGAAGTCCTCGTAGGTCTCGCCCATCCATGCAAAACGCACGCTACCAGGTACGGCGCGGTCCGTGGTGTAGGGCAGAAGATCGATGACGATCTCAGCGCCCGCGAACCGCTCGACCGCCGTGGTGGCCGAGACCGGCGCCACCTTGTAGCGCACGATCACCGAGCCGACCTGCTGCTCGCCGACGGCCGTGGTGCCGTACTCGCCGCCCTTGCTCGAGGTGGAGAGCGACGGCTGTGGGCCGTCAGGATCGTCGAACACCTTGGCGTCCTCGTGGTCACTCTTGTAGCTGACCGTGGAGCGGTCCTGCGATGCCAGCTTGAGCACGATGGTTTTGCCGGCATAGGACACAGTGCCGAGCCCGCCGACGAAGCCGCCCGCGCCGTCGTCGGTGATGCTGTGCGCGGTGATCACGCGGCGCGAGTCGGTGGCGTCCTGCGCAGTCATGCGCGACCATGTGCTCGTCGTCGTGTTGTTGGAGATGCGGTAAATCGGCACCTGCACCATCGACACCGGGGCGGTCACACTAGACACGGGTGGGGCGCTCACGTTGCCGCCGCTTCCGGAGAACACCGTCCCATAGACCGTCTGCGGCACATAGCCCATTACCGTCTTCGTCGTGCCAATGACCTTGCCGGCCTCGGCGGCGGACAACGATGTGCCGCTCGTGCTGGACACTTCCTGCGCGGTTATCCAGGCGACCTCGATGCTGCCCGCCAGGGGCTGCTTGGTGAGAACGAGCGTTGCCTGGCCCGCTGCATCAAGGGCGGGAGCGGCGATCACTTCTTCTTCCATCCCGCCAGCATCGTAGGTGACCTCGTACTCGCCGCCGGGATCAATGATTGCGCCCAAACGCATGAAGGCGCTGGAGGATGGATAGTCGTACTCGCCCTGCGCGTCCCCGGTGATCTTGCCTGCCCCGTTGTCGCTGGCCGTGCGCATCACGCCGCCCGAAGGCCAGCGCACCGTCCATGTGCCGGGCACGGTTCCGCGCCGCGCCATCTGCCATGCGACTTCTGGTGCGCGCATCTGCGCTCCCTGGCTGGCGCGGTTGGTGTAGGCCACACGCTCGGCCCACTGGATGATGATCGAGCTGGCGTCATCGGGCAGCGACGCCAGGGCCATGTCCATGCTGCCGGTGTTGTAGATCACACGACCCGAGCCGGGCCCGGTCAGCACGCCGTTGCCGTCATCCGTCAGCGCGTACCAGTTGCCCAGCGAGCGGAAGCTGACGACAACGGTGCCAGGCTCCGGCAGCGGCTTGAGCAGCGCTACATACGACGAGCCGCGATTGCTCTGGTTGATGCGGATGCGACGGCTGTGGGCCGCAACTGGCACCTCGACACGCCTCGGCGCCTCGGCCAGGACCAGCGTGCGCTCCGCGGCTGGCCGCTGGTCGAGCGTGCTGGTCTCGGTGCGCGAGCTGGGCACGAGCTGCGTGTAGATGCTCTGCACGCGCAGCACGCTGTCGCCCAGCGCCACGGTGCCGACGATGGGCGAGGCCCCGTAGTAGGTGGCGGCGTCCGCCACCGTGGTGTCGCGGATCACGGTCTTGCCTGCGGCCGGCGCGAAGTCACGGGACGGCGGGGAGCCGGGGAATGCGTAGCGCAGCGCGTCCTGCAGGTCGACCTTGGTCACCGAGGCCTGGAAGTCGACAAAGCTGCCGCCGCTGCCGCCGCTGCCGTAGGTGAAGGTGCGCGCCTCGGTCTCGGTGCGCGTGACGCGCACGTACTGGATGCGCTCGCTCGATGTGCCCTGCTGATAGACCAGCACCAGGGTACGGCCGATGTCCGGTGCCGGCGTGCCAGGCCGGTGCAGGATCTGGATCGACAGCATGCCGACGACGTGGTCCTCGAGGAGCACGCCCGACCAGGTCGTGCCCTGGATCAGGTAGTTGGCGATGGCCGCCGCGATCGCCGTCCGCCGCGCGAAGAGATCACAGCGCGCCAGCGTGATGGACACGTTGGGGTCGTTGGGCAGCTCCGAAAGGATCAGGTTGGCCCCGAGATACGGCTCCACGTTGGCGGTCAACACGCCGACATGCGCCTGCCGGATGGACACGTTGCCGCCGGCCCGGTCGGCCTCGGTGATGTCCTGGTACATGGCGTTGCTCGTGCCGTACGGGATCTCCGTGCCGGTCGGGCCGCCACCGCCCTCGGGCACGTCGTCCATGACGCGGGATGCGAGCAGCTTGATATCACCTTCGAGAATGGTCGCCATGTGTCAGATCTCGATGAATTTAAAAGTCGGGAAGTAGAGCTGCGTGGGCGACTCTTCGCCGTCCTGCAGCTTGTAGACGGGCTGTGCGGCGAAGCCGCCCTGGGCGTGGTCGAACAGCACGCGGCGCGTGACGCCACGCAGAACGAGGTCCAGCTCGATGCCGGGCAGCGAAGCCCACGCCTGCAGCGTGTCGCACAGGGCACGCTGGATGCACGCGATGGTCTCGGTTCCCACCAGCGTGATCGGCCGGCCGGCCTGCTTGACCGCGACATCGACCAGCAGCGCGCCCGTAGTGCTGTACGCGGTGGCCTGGTCTACCGGGCTCCATGAGTACTCGTCCGTCCACACCAGGCGATCGCTGATGTGTGCCGTGGTTCCGAGGTAGGTGAGCGTGATAGCCATCAGATGGATGCTCCCTTGGCCTGTGCGAGCTTGCGCAGCACATCGATCTCGGCGTTGGCGCTCTCCGCATCGACGTGGCGCGTCGTGGTGCGCACCACGCCCCAGTCGCCCAGGCCGCTGATGGTGATGTTGTTGACGTAGGTATTGCCGCCGCCCGAGCCCCCACCTCCAGGGCTCGGAGCTGGCGAGGGCGCGGGACCAGGCGCGGGGCTGGGCGCGGGCGATGCCCCTGTGCTGCCGCCCTTGAATCGGTTCGCCTCCACCGCCTTGTAAAGGGCCTGCGTCATGGTGCTGTTCCTGCCACCGTACTTGATCTGCCCGGCGTTGTTGGAGTACGGGACGTTGCCGCTGGTGTCCACGAACTCAGCGGAGATCCGGACCGCCGTCTCTTCGTCGAGACCGGCCTGCTTGAGCCAGTCCACGATCGCCAGGCGGGTCCACGCGAACTGGTTTTCGCTCTGCGGGCGGTTGCTGATGCTGCTCGCGGATGTGTTGGCGCTCTTCTGCGCAGCGGCTGCGGCCAGGAACTGGCCCTGCGCTGCAAGAGCCTTGGCACCAGCGTCGGTGTACGCATCGCCGAGAGCGCTCACCGCGGCTGCGCCAGACGACGCAGCGCCAGCGGCTGATCGCATGGACGCGGTGGACTTGTCCACGGCATCTGCAAGCACCAGCGACGACTTGCCCGCTTCGTCGGTCACGACCTTGTAGCCACGCACCGCCGCCTGGCCCTCGACCCAGGCCGGCGCGATGCCCTTGTTTGCGGCGATAGCGGCCTCGGCGGCTCGCTTGAAGCCCTCGCCCAGCTCGCGGGCGCTGGCTGTGCCGCTGGCCGTCAAGGTGTCGTAGGCCTGCTTCGCGTCCGCGGCGGTCTTCTTCAGCTCTGCCTCGGATGTGACACCCAACTGTTTGAGCGCCTCGCGCACGCTGTTGATGCCTGGCGTGGCCTGGTCCAGCGCGTCTTTCAGCGCGACGGCCTTGTCCCGTGCCTGGTCGAGCAGCCCATCGGTGATCTTGTCGCCGAGCACCTTGCGCATCTGCTCGATGCGGCCACGCAGGCTGTCGATCGCGGCTTGACCATCTGCGGTGTTGATCGCCTTGGTGAACGATACGGCGAGCACGCGGCCGGTGTCGACGCCATCGGCTTTGAGCTTGTCTAAGCTGGCGATGATTGCCTCGGTGTCATTGATCGCACTGCGAGAAGCAGAGCCGATACGGCCCTGAAGCACCTCGTATTCCAGGCCCGTGCGACGAACGGCTTCCCGCATGACGTCGTCCATGACCTGCGCGACGCGCTCGCCCTCACGAGTGGCTGCAGACATGGCACTTTCGAGTCGTTGCCGAAGGTCACGAATGACGTCTTCCGAAGCACCCGACTCGATGGCCTTCTTGAGCTGTGTGCTCAGCTTCAACGCCTCTTGAGCGGCTGAGGCAAAAGCGGCTCGAGCCAACACCTCGAACTTCGCTAGGTCTTTCCCACTAAGAGCTTCCGCCCAGGCGGCGCGGAACTCGCTGGCTGATATCTTTCCATCGGCCACCAGCTTGTCCAGCGTGGACGAAAAGTCCCTGATTCCCTGGACCTTGCCGAGATCGAAGTTCTCCGTGATTTTCTTGATAGCGTCTGCGGACGATGTGCCGGCCTTCGTCAGCACGTCGAACTCCGCTACAGAGGAGCGCGCGGCCTTTGAAAGGTCGAATTGGCGATCGACGGCCACCTGGATCGCTGCTGCCAAGCGCGCGCGATCAGCCGCCGCCTCCTTGGCAATGTCCGCCTGCAGCTTCTCGGCGCGTGCCAATTCCTCCGTGCGGTCCTTGTAGCCCGCCAGCTTGGCAGCGCTCTCCCCGATCCACGTCCCGATGTCCCTGAAGTTGGCGACGATGCCCACCAGCGTGAAAGTGCGCAGGGTCGCCAGGATGGCGGCAAAACGGCCCACGCCGGCAGCGGCCGTCGCGCCGGCAGTGCCCGCTGCCACCATTTGCGCGTTGCTGGCCGCCACGGCGGATGCAGCTGCCTGCGCCGCTGTCCCGATGCCCAGGAAGTGCTGCGCCAGGCGCAGCGCGATGAACGCTGCCGTCGCCTGCCCCGCATCGATCAGCAGGCCCGCGATGGTGCGCAGGTTGCTCGACACCGCGTTGATGGCCGTCGCAGCCGCCGCGCTCGCGCCCGTGGCCTTGTCGGTCTCGCCTACGTACAGCGTCCACTGCGTCGAGAGATCCTGCAGTGCCCGGCCGACCGTGGGCGGGAGCTTCGAGAACTCCGTGGCGACGGTCTGACTCTGGCCCTGCAGTGCCTTGATGACCGTGTCGCTGGTGAGCAGCCCGGCCTCGGCCATCTTGCGCAGCTCGCCCGTAGTGACGCCCAGGCCGTCCGCAAGCGCGCGCGCAAGCCGCGGGGACTGCTCCATGACGGAATTGAATTCGTCGCCGCGCAGCGCGCCGCCCTGCAGGCCCTGCACCAGCTGCGTGATTGCGGCGCTGGAGGCCTGGGCGCTGGCCCCGCTCAGTTGGATGGCCTGATTGATCGTCTCGGTGAGCGCCAGGCTCTGCTTCGTGGCCGCGGCGGTATTGAGGCCCGCATCCTTGCCGGCCTGCGTCAGGCGCGTGAACAGCACGCCCGTCTCCTCGAGCGCGCTGTGGGTGCGCAGAGCCACCTCGGTGACGCCCTGCCAAGACTTGGCGAAGTTCTCGTTCTCCCCCGTGACGAGCTTGATCCGCCCCTGCAGGTTGTTGACCTGGTCGGCCGTCGCCGCGAGATCCAGCGCCATCGCTTTGAAGCCCTGAATGCCCTGCAGCGCGACGTAGAAGCTCTGCAGACGCGCGAGCTGCTGGCTGATCGACTCGACCCCCTCACCGATCTGGCGATGCGTGCGGGTCATGGATGCGCCAGCGTTGGCCGCACCGGTAGCCGCCTGTTGATGGGCGGGCGCCAAGTCTTGCACGGCGTCGCGCACCGCCGTCACCTCCTGCCGCAGGCGCTGCTGGGCGTCGCGTGCGTTTTGGCCCGACACGCCGAACTGCTGCAGAGAGGCCTGAGCGCGGGCAACCGCCTCGCCTTCTTGCGTGAAGGCGACCCGGGCGGTGTCCACCGCTGTCTGCAGGCGCTGCTGCGCCGCGGCTTCCTGGGCCGTGGGCGGCCCCATCGCGGTGATCTGCCGGCCGTAGTTGGCCGCCTCGGTCTCCGCGGCCTTGAGCGCGCGGCCCGCATCACGCGCCTTGTTCTGCAGCTCCAGGAACGCGGTGATCGCCTGGTCCTGGTCGGCCAGTTCGCGCAGCCGCGCTGCGGCCCCCTGGGCCGACTTGGCCAGGTCGCCCGTGAGCACCTTGGCGACGTCGTCCAGATCGTCGGCCAGGCCCGTGATGGACTCCCGGCCCGTCACGCCCACCTTCAGTTCTGTCGAGATTTGCCTATCCGCCATGTTTTCCTACAATGCGGACATGCCGCGTTTTATCCTCTTCCTGCTCTGCATCGCGTTCCTTGCCGCTGCCGGTGGGCTGGTGACCATCGGAATGGCGCTCGGCCTGGTGGTCTGCTTCGCGCTGGGCGCATGGGTTACGCTGCTGCTGGCGCGCATGTTTTCCAGCTCGCCATGACAGCTACTGTCTCGCGCGACGGGCAAAAAAATAAGGCCGACGTATGTCGGCCTTTGCTTTTGGGGGAGGAGGAAACGCGCTGCGTTTAAACCGTGCGCACGCGGTAGTACCGGCTGATGCCGTCCCCGGTCTTGGTGTCGTCCTTGAGCACCGCGCCCGTCACGGGCAGGCTGGCGAAGCCCTTGTCCGCCAGCAGCCCGATGGCCGAGGCCACACCCTGGCTGGCGCGCCAGATCTCCACGATCTTTGCCTTGCCGTCGTCCGCCTCGTTGAGCCCCTCGAAGATCAGCTCCAGTTCCTTGGCCTTGGTGGTCAGGGCCTCGATCACGGCGTAGCTGCCATACGTGTAGGCCAGCTTGACCTGGTCACCATCGGCCAGGCCGGCGGCCTCGGGCAGGATGAAAACACCGGCCGGGCGCACTTCGTAAGTGCCGGTGGCGGACACCACAGTGCCCACGGTCGCATACGTATAGGACACCCAGAAGCCAGTGCCGTCGACCACGTCGGTGGCGTTCGCGGCCACTTGGATGCCCCCGGCCACCACGGTGTAGTTGCCCGCAGCCGTGAGCGGCGTAGCGCTGGCGACGCTCGTCCCCATGCGCACGGTCACGCCCGTTGCCGGCGCGGACGTCAGGTGCGCGAGCGGCACCAGAGCGCCCTTGGTGACGTTGAGGTGCTCCTCGTCGGTCACCGTGGCAGTGCCTGCAGCCGTGCCCTTGGTCACCACCACGTCTTTCGGGTTGATGTGCTCGGTACGCAGCAGGCCTCCACGCATCACGGTGTGGGCCTCGTTGCTGGCCGAGCCGGCTTCCACCCCACGCACCGTGCCCAGCATGGCCCGGGCCTGGTTGGTCACGTTGAGGTCCGCGAGCTTCATGCTGATTTCGACCTCCTCCACGCGGCGCATCTCCGCGTGCGTGCCGCCGCCCAGGGCCGTCATGTCCGGCTGCTTGATCACGTTTTCCTTGTGCGTCAGCTCCAGCTCGAGCACGTTGCCGAGGGGCATAGGAATCTGCGTGGTCCCGCGCTCGCGGGCGTAGACCTGGCCCACCAGCGCGGTCGGCGAGAAGATGCGTTTGATGATCTGGGAAGAGGTGGTCATGGGTCAGTCCTTCAGGGTTGTGATGACGCCGGCAGCACGCAGCCACCGGGCGGTTTCGGGGTGCACCAGCAGCTCGGTGCCAGCGGGCTCTTTCTCGCCCTGGTGTTCGTGCTCGCGAGCCAGTACCACGCGCTCCGGCTCCGCGGCTGGCGGGGGCGCCACCTGCGCCTTCCTGCGTGTTTTCATGGCTTCCTCCATTCGGCCCAGTTGCGGGTCTTGAGGCGCAGGGCGGCGCTGTGACACAGCACGCCCGCGAAGTACACCGGCCCCGCGCTCTCGACCTGAACACCGCGCTCATCGGCGACGCTGGAGCCCAGCAGGCCAGGCAGGCCCAGGGAGCCGTCCACGCGCACCGCATCGCGCATGCGCTCGATGAGGTCGTCGAAGATCAGCTCGCTGCTGATCGCGTCCCGGAACGCGAGGTAGCCGCGCACCAGCCAGGTGTGCTCGTTCAGGATGCGGCCATTGGTGTTGACCTCGGCCGTGGCCGTGCGCCGGATGTACCAGCCCCGGATGTGCGGGGCTGCAGCGAAGGCATCGGCGGCCGGGTCGTCGTGCGTGTAGAGGTAGGCCTTTTTAAAAGCCTCCTCGCCCTCCGCGAAGCGCTCGCAGGGGTGCACCACGCCAACGGCGGGCACGGCCCGCAGGACGGCCTGCAGCGCGGAGCGCGATGCGGCCAGGGTGTTCGGCATGGTCACGATGCGGCCCCTTCGAGATACTTCGCGACCTGGTCGGCCGCACGTTCAAACATCGCCACGATCTGCCCTTCGGTGGCCTGCGCAGCGCGCGCCATGGGGCGCTGCGCGGGGGTGCCCTCCTCGGCGATCTTTCGCGCGACCAGGAACGCCACGCGCTTGACGTCCTTGGGCTCGCGAATGCCGAGCACCGCACGCACCCAGGGCTCGATCGCAGCGACCGGCGGCATGTGCGGGCGCGTGCCCAACTCCACGAACAGGGCAGACGGCTGGCTGCTGCCCACGATGCCCAGCACGCCCGCGGGCGTGCTCGCCACGTCGCTGGTGATACTGGCCGCCGTGATGCCCGAAACGCGCGCCATGCGCTCCTGCCACTCGCGTTGCAGCAGCAGAGTGGCCTCCGTCATCGCAGAGAGGAGCACTTGGTCGGTGTACTCGGGCGCCTCGCGCAGCCCCCGCACGAACGACTGGAGCGAGCCCATGTTGATCGGACAGGTTCACAGCAGGCCTCTCCTCACCAGGCTGTAGCGCGGGTTGCGCGACGGCCAGCTCACGACCGCGGCGGCCGCAGCGCCGGGCGCGCTCGCCGTGCCACCAGCCTTGAAGGGGTCGGGCAATCCAACCCCGGCGAAGTACGCCGTGCGCAGCTCTCGGGCACGATCCGCGAACTGGCGGGCGCGGGACTCGGTCATGCTCGCATCCGAGCCCATCGCGGCCTCGCGCTGCGCGCTGTAGTGGGTGGCGAGCTGGTGGCACAGCAGGTGCGCCGCGTACTGCGCCACCGGCAATCGGTGGCGGGCTGGGATGGTATCGGCCGTCGCAGACAGCTCATGCTCCGCCATGATCGTCACACGCACCACCGCACCGGCCGGCACGTAGGTCGCTGCGAGGAGCTGCGTCCCGGACGGCCCCAGGTAGGCAGACACGTCGATCAGCGACACCGGATCGCGGCCGATGGGGTACTCGGCCGACTTGATCCAGGCGTGCTCCGTCCAGGCCGTTGGCTTGGGGCCAATCGAGTCGGACAGCCAGGTCAAGTCCTCGGGCAGCGCGCGCGGATGGTCGCTGCTGTACTGCAGCCGCGCAGCCTCCAGGGCGCGCACGCGGGCTTCGGGCGCCAGGATGGAGCCCTGGTCTCGGGCGAGGTCGTCGAGCAGTGCGGTGATGTCGGCCAGGGCCATGAGGGTCGGTGCTTGGGAGGTGGTCGGGGTTGGCAAAGGTTCCGCTGGAGGGCAGCGCCTTTGCCAACCCGCTCCGGGCGGGGCGGGCAGGAAGAAGGCCGGTCAGGCCACCACGGCCTTCGTGAAGGCGCGGTAGTCGGTCACCGCGCCGCCGTAGATGTGGCGGATCTTGTAGGTGAGCTTGTCGGCCGCGAACATGGAGCCCACGGTGGGCGAGTCCTGCACGAACAGCTCGGGCTCTTCGCGGCCATCCAGGAAGCCCAGCTCGATGCCGGGGATGTCGGCCGGGTCGGCGGCCGTGCACCAGTCGTTCGCGTCGGTCCAGTACCACACCGGGATGATGTTCATCACCAGCGACTGGATGAACGTCTTCTCGTTGTTGGTCGCCAGGCGGAACAGGTCAACGGCGGCTTCCTGCAGCTCGACCGGCACGACGAGACGCGTGGGCGTGATGCCGATGCGGTCGTTGCTCGACAGCTCGCTCTGCTTGAGCATCGCCAGGCGGTGAGCGCCCAGGGACGTCTTGTCCAGCGCCGCCGTGAAAAGGTTCCCGTGGTCGGCGTGGAACAGCGCCTTTCCGTCGTAGATCGCCGGGTTCGCGCGCAGGAAGTCGAACACGAACTTGGCGAGCGTGCGCTTGGCGGCGCGCGAGAGCTTCGTGGGGATGCGGCGAACGGCGCCCACGTCGTCGTTCTTGATCATCTCGAGGGTCAGCTCCTCGGTGCCACCGCGCTTTTCGGCCTTGTACGTGGCCTCTTCGTCGGTGGGGCTCGTCAGCGGCAGGTAGTCGGCGCCCTCCGCCACCTTGGGCAGATCGCCATAGCCACCCCAGCGCGTGCGGTGCTGCACCCGGAAGTCGCTCACGGGCACCACGTTGACCAGCTGGCGCCAGCCGTCGAAGTCCACCGCGGAGCGGTACTCGGCCAGCATGCGCCGGGTGATGCTGTCACCCAGCACCTGGTCCAGCGTATCGGAGCCGAGCGACTCGGCCAGGCGCGAGCGGTCGCAGTCGCGCACGCGGCCGGTGACCAGGCGATCGCCCGTCATCTCGATGTAGCACTCCTTGATGGACTGCACCCGACCGTGATCCTTGTGCTTGGGGTCCCAGAACGCGTCGAGCATCTCCCGCATGGTCAGGCTGCGATCGCCCACCTGGATGGAGCCCTCGCCGAACAGCGGCACGCGCACGGCGCCGCTCTCGGTCATGCGGGCGATGTAGTCGCCCTCGGCCTTGATCATCTCGCCCACGGCGGCCTCGGTCAGCCGATCGGCGCCCGCGGTCGCGATCTGCGTCTGCAGGCGATCCTTGGCGACCTGCGGGAGCTTGGCCGCGGCGATGCGATCGCGCGCAGCGCCGCGCAGCTCGAACACTTGCAGATCGGCCCGCGTCAGCGGCGCGTCCTGCGCTTCTGCGACGCGGTGGGTACCGGGCTGCGGCACCAGGGGGCCGCAAACGGCTTCGTAAAGCTGGGTCACTTCGTCGTCGGTGGCGGTCTCCACGTTCACGGCGGCGTGCTTCACCGGGTCTTTGGCCTTGATGGCCTCCAGCATGCGTTGCTTCCAGAGAGGCATTGCGGTTCCTTGAGAGTTGATCGAATCGGTGGCGGCTTCTACGAGGCGATCCAGGCCGCCACCAGCGCCCGGCTCGACGATCAGATCGACGGAGTCCACCTTGAGGAACTTCACTGCCTCGCGCAGTTGCTCGGCACCCGCCTTTCGCGGCTTGGTGCGTGCGGTGGCATCGATGGACAGGCCCAGCAGGCTCTGCATCCCGCGCTTGACGGCCTCGGTCATCTTCATGACCGCGGCATCGCTGGGGTTGAGGGGCTTGAACGTGCCCACCAGAGCGCCCGTGTCGGGCGTCTGGCCCTCCACGAACCGCACACCGTAGATGCCGCCGATCAGGTTGCGGACGTCCTTGCCCTTGCCGGCGATGTGATCGGCGTCGGACTTCGCGAACACGCGCACGCCGTCGAACATGGCGGCGGCCTCGCGCAACGTGGCGTCGGGGTAGTAGTTGCGGTTGCCGCTGCGGCCGGCACGGATCAGGGTGACCTCGATAGAGCCGTCCTTGGCCTCGCGGAACTGCGCGGTGACGTCCTGCGCCGCAGCCTCGCGCACGGCAACATCACCGGCTGGTGCGGCTGCAGGCGCCGATGCCGCGCCCACTGGGTTGTACTCGGCAACCACTTCGGCCGCGTCACCCACGGCGACGGTATTGTCCTGGCCGATGGTGTAGGGGTAGCTGTAGAGCCGCCCCTTGAAGCCGACCACGACGCGCTCGGGCCAGATGCCACGCACGTCCACGTAGTAGTCGCTGTTGGCCGTCAGGCGCAGCTTGTCGCGCACGGCTTGGCGAACGAGGTCGATGAGCTGGCCGTACTCGGTCGTCACGGCCTCGGAGAGGCGCGCATAGCCGGTGCCGGCGGGCAGGAGCTTGATCATCGCGCCGCGGCTTCCGAGTCGAGGCTGGAGAGCTTCTGGCCGTCGCGCGTGACGACGACGACATAGGTGCCGTAGTCGCGGAAGGACAGCACTTCATCGGCTTTGACGGGCACGCGCTTTTCGCGCACCTGCGCTACGGGCTTTCCGTCTTCGCCCTTGGCTTCGACGCGCTCGACCACCTTGCGCTGTACGCGCTTGGCGGCCTCGGCGGAGGTCAGTTCTTTGAGTGCGGCCGGCTGCTCGGCCGGGCTCTTGGTATCGGACATGCATCACTCCATCCAGGTAGGCCGCACAGGCGCGGCGGCGGTGGAGTGACTGTGCCGGGGGGGCGCCAAAAAACTAAGGCCGACATGTGTCGGCCCGGCGAGTTAAGGAATGAAAACTGAGGCTACCATGGCATGGACAGTTATCCAAACCACCAGTGAGGGAACCCGCATGTCTGAGTATTTATCGGCGGAAGAAGGACTTAAAAAGATCATCGCCCAACGGGTAGAACAGGCGAACGACTTGTACGCGCTACTTGGCGAATTTGTGGTGTCCTTCGAGTTGCTATGCCAAGAGATGCGTCAGCAGCTTGCGTTGCTCTGTGCACCTGCCCCACATCGTCAAAGCGACATTTTTGCCCTGACCGGCGAGATGACCGCAGCGCCGCTGCTTTCGAGCTACCGGAGCATCATGGCTCTTCGCTGCCGCGAAGAGGACAGGCCGTTTTTCAAAGTTCTCTGTACCCGAATTCAGAGGATCACGGAGCAAAGGAACAATATCGTTCACGGCACTTGGTATGTGGGTTGGGGAAACGACCCTATGTCAATGTTTTTCGATGCGCCTGGTGTGAAGATCAAGAACTCCAGCTCGGGACCGAAAGATGTGAACATGACTCTCTCTGAAGATACCTTCAGGCCCTTTATCAGAGAGTGCCAAGAGCTCCATGAGCTTGTTTTTCTCATGACTGTCTCCGTCATTGATGGCAGTGCTGTTTCCGAGCGTTGTGAACTCACCGGGCCTAAGGGAGAGACTTTGCAACGCAAAGCCGCGCAATGACGTAAAGACGACATCTGTGCGACTTCATCAAGACCTCAGCGGGCGCGATGCGTTTAAACCCCGTTTAAATCGCCCGCCAAGGCCGTGAATCAAGGCCCCCCTGGGGGTTGCCGCAGCGGACTCGTTTAAAAGGTCGTAGCGGGCGAGCGCTACTCTACCCGCCGTCCTGCTTTTTTCGCAGCCTGGTCGAGTGCCGCCTTACGGCCATCCAGCTGCAGCTCGCGCTGCGTGAAAGGCTTGGCCCCTGGCGTCATCACCTGCCAGCTCTTGAGCCAAGGGATGGAGATGCACCCGCAGTTGATCACTTGTTCCGCTGGCGCCTTGGGATCGTGTGGGCAAGCCATCATGTCGAAGCCCCCGCTCGGGTTGGGCACCTTGAAATCCTTGCCGGCATCGACAACCTGGCCGTCCATGAGGTCGTGGGTCCACCGGCTGTGGATCTTGCCGCTGCGCCGCCACTGCTTGCCCAGGCCCGGCACCAGCGGCGCGGCTTGTGCCAGGCGCTCTTTGCCGGCTACGGCGAAGACCTGGCTGACGCTGGTGTGCACGATGGTGGTCGCGCGCCGGTCCGTCTCGGCGCCCAGGATCGACTGCACCGCCTTGATCGCCTCGAAGGGCGTCTGCGTGCCGATGGTCACCAGGCCGAGCTGGCGGCCGATCCTGCTGGTCGCCTCGGTCCCGACATCCTTGAGCCGCAGCCGGCCGAAGGCCTGCATCTGCTTGAGCACGCCCACATCCAGCGCGGCCAGGCGCATCTCCACGGCGTGCCCGGCGGCCCCGAGCGGCTTGTCCACCAGGTCTTCGCCTTGGCGCCATCCATCCTGCATGCGCAGATCGAAGGCGATCCCGGCACGGCCTGTGGAGGCCTGCAGGATGTCCTCGATCTGCCCAAGGAGGCGCTGAAGTTGCCACTGCTGCCAGTCGCTGGGCATGCCCGCGAGCACGCCAAGGATCTGCGCGCGGGCATCCGCCAGGGTCTGCAGCACCTGCGCCTGCCCCGTCAGCAGCAGCTTGGCACGCTCGGCCAGGCGCTCGCGCAGGGCGGCCTCGAAGTTCTTTTGCTCGGGTGTCGCCATGGTGGTTAAAAGAGCCCGGCAGGCTCGGCCTGGTAGTCCCAGTTGTAGATGACAAGTTCACCGCGCTCGACGCGGTTGGCGCCGCCTCCCACGGTGTAGTCGAGGGTCAGCGCCTCCATCGCGTACCCCGCGAAGCACTCGCGGATCGCCGGGTGATCGTTGATGCTGACGATGGCCTTGCCCTGGATCGCCTTGAGCTTGGCGGCCATCAGCTCATACTGCGCCCACTCGAAGGGCACGCCATACCCTTCCGTTTCCCAGTACGGGGGGTCCAAGTAGAAAAGGCTGTGAGGCCGGTCGTAGCGGTCGACGCACTCGGCCCAGTCGAGCTGCTCGATGTAGGTGCCGCCCGCCAGGCGCAGATGCGCAGCAGACAGCGACTCCTCGATCCGCAGCAGGTTGATGGCCGGCGCCGTGGTGGCGGTGCCGAAGGTCTGGCCCGCCACCTTGCCCCCGAACGACTGCTGCTGCAGGTAGAAAAACCGCGCGGCACGCTGCACGTCGGTCAGCGTCTCGGGCCGCGTTTCCTGCAGCCACCGGAACACCTGACGCGAGGTCAAGGCCCATTTGAACTGCCGCACGAACTCCTCCAGGTGGTGTGTCACCACTCGGTAGAGATTGACTAGGTCGCCGTTGACGTCGTTGAGCACCTCGACGTCTGCGGGGTTGCGCGCGAAGAACACCGCAGCGCCGCCCGCGAAGACTTCGACGTAGCACTTGTGCGCCGGGAAACGGCTCAGGAGGAGGTCTACCAGGCGGCGTTTGCCGCCGATCCACGGGACGATAGGGAATGCCATGTTTGCAAGCCTTTTAGCTGTTTAAAAGTCTGGTAGGCTCAGCGCGCTCTCGCGAGAGTGGCGGGCCTTGCCGGCTTGCAGCGTGTTCTGCAGGTTGGGGTTCTGGAGCGGTGTGACAGCACAGTTCCAGGGTCGCCCGTCTTTTTTCTATTCCTGGCCCTGGCCTTGGGCCTGTTCCGCGTGCGGATCTGCGCCTGATTTGAAGACGTCCTCAGCAGCGCGGGCTCGCTTGCGGTCATCGCGCTCTTTCCGCGCTGATTTCAGCTCCGTCTTGGCGTCGAAGTCCTGCCCGAATCGCTGCGCCACGTCCGCCACGATCTTGAGCCCGGTCTCCTCCGTCAGCAGGCCGGCCTCGATCATCAGGATGACGGAGGAGGCCACCGACTGCATCGCGGCCGCGAACTTGGTGACGTCGCGATTCAGCAGCTCGGGGAAGACCGCCGTGACCTGCCATTCGTCGCTGGCCCAGTCGGGTGTCTCGCCGCGGGCCTGAGCCTTGCACCACAGCACGTAGCGGCCGATCTCTTCGAGCATCAGCTTGAGCACGCTCTGCCGCATGCTGTACATCTTGAAGGTGGGCTCGCCCATCTCCGTGGCCGCTGCGCGGTTCACATCCCCGCCGCCGCCGAACCAGTGTTCCGGCGTGGTGCTGCCTCCCAGCACATGGTTGCGCAGCAACCGCGCGCTCTGGGTGGTGTCCGCTGCCTGCAGATCGGGCGTCTTGGCCTCCAGCTTGACCGTGTCGTTGTGGACAAACGTGCTGTTGGGGCCGGGCGGAACGAACGTCTTCTCGAACTTCGTGACAGCCGCCTCGTCGGCGCCGGTCATCGTCACATCCCACACGAACGAGCGCAGGTATCCGATGCGATCCAGCTCGCTGAAGAGGAAGTCGTCATAGGCGTCCAGCCAGTCCATCTGGCCCAGCAGATCGCTGCGGCCTCGGCTGCCGCTGGGCAGCTTGTTGACCTGGTAGAGCAGGCAGTCGCCGTCCGCGAAGTCCTCAGTTCGGATGCGCACAGTGTTAGCGTCGAAGAGCTTGTCGTCGTCGCCGAGCACGATGACGCGGTACTTGTACACGCGGCCACGGCTGTCTCGCTTGGTGACCACGCCGATGGGCTGCTCGGGATTCGCGGGGTCGTTGACCACGGTAGCGATCTGACGAGGGTCCAGGTACCCGAGGCGGACGAAGCCGTCACCATCGCGCACATGGGCGATGTAGCACTGCTCACCGTGCAGGCTGTAGGCCCGCACGCGCGACTGCAGCTTGAGCGGCCAGTTGTTGATGGGGTCCGACCAGAAGGCATTGAGCAGCTTCTGGTGCTCCTCATTCTTGCACTGGAGCGTGACCCCCTCCGCGAGCAGGTAGGCCAGCGGCAACTCCACCAGGCGGTTGGCGAGCAGGTTGCTCTGCCACAGGTACTCGGCGAGCTTCTGCATGCGGTCCTGTGCCATGGGCGCCAGGTCGCGGTCGTTCATGCTCGCGAGGTCACCACCAAGGCGCCGCCAGTGATCGCCATCGCCCTGGCCCTGGGCAGATGCCGCCTCACGCACCGGGCTCGTGGCTTCGGGCGCAGCCGTGGCCACGGGCTCGAGCTGCGCGCCGGCCCATGCTTTAAATCGGTCCCACATGCGCATGCTCAGGCCTCCGCATCCTGCTCTGCGCCCACCAGGGCTAGCGCCAACTGGCCGTGGTCGTTGTGGTGCAGCACCACCTCGCGCAGCTTGGCAGCGGCCAGCTCCACACCTTGGCGGTCGGCTTCGGGCAGGCCCGCGATAGCGCCGCGGATGAGCAGGAGGGCATATTGGGCTTCGGTCATCATCGTTGCTTTCTGAACATGCGCGCCGCCTGGCGCGCGAAGCGCTCTCGCGCGGATTGGGGTTGGCGGGAGCTGCCGCCCTGAGCGGCTGCAGCCATGCCACCCGTCACGGCCAGCATCCATAGCATCTGGACCATGTCGGGGCCGTCGTCGTGATCGGCCTTGGGGAAGTGGCGGAACTGATCGATCAGCGTGGTCTGGCTGCTGTGCAACCGGAGCAAGCCGTTGTGCATGTGCGGCTGCAGGCTCTCGATGCGCAGCAGCTTGTCGCTGATGGGGATCAGGCCTCGGGCCGGCACAGGCACCCCGAGCAGCGCGCTGCGCTTGACCAGCTCGGTGCGCAGGAATTCCTGGAACTGGACGGACTCGAAGCCCCACACGACGCAGCCGTACTCGCGTTGCATCTCGATCACATCGCTGATGATCCGGTCAGGCACGCGCTTCTTGATGGCGGCCTCGACCACATCGAGCACGCCCGTTTCGCGGTTGTAGCCACCCACGCCTATCGCGCTCGGATCGCGGCTGTTCCCTGCCCTTCCCAAGCTGGGATCGCAGGCACCGTAGAAGATCCACTCGGCCGCGCGGTTGACCCAGAAGCGGATGCTGTTCGCGAACGGCGCATCCTCGCCCGCCACCGGGTCGTTCTGCTGCTCCGAGTCGAATGCCGCGTGCCCTTCGCGCGCACGGCGGATCATCAGCTTGACCAGCGGGCGCAGCGCGGGCCAGCTCACCACCGCGCCCTTGTCCATCTCTGCCTGGTGCTGGCGGTACAGCGCCATGGCCTCGGCCTCACCGCGCTGCGGCGTGTCGGCTCCCAGCAGCAGTCCCTCGAACTGCTCCCACAGGTGCATGTTCTCCGGCCACTGCAAGACGGCCTTAAAAACCTTGCGGTTCCACAGCGGATTCTTCAGAAACCGCGCCAGCACCGAGTCGTAGTGCAGCACCGTACCGACGAGGATGGCGTGCATCGAATCGTCCGGCGGCCCCAGGTTGAGGACGCTCGCGGTGACGAACTTCTGCAGCTTGTCGCGCTGCGCTGGCGTGGTGACGTTTTCGTCGTTTTCGATGTCGTCCATCACCGCCAGGTCGGGGCGATGTGCTCCATGACGTCGGCCCCGGATCTTCTTGGCCGAGCCGAAGGCCTCCACCTTCCGGCCGTTGCGCGTGACGATGACGCCCGCGCGCCAGACGCGGCCCTGCCCGCACGCCTCGGGGAAGTCGCCCGCGATGCGCGGGTTGGCTTCCAGCTCCGCCTTGATCGCCTCCAGCATCTCCGCCGCCTGCTCGAAGGCATCCATCACGATGATCGGATACCAGAGCTTTTCCGTGACCACGCACCAGGCCACGAAGCTCATGCTGATCTTCGTGGACTTCGCCTCGCCGCGGGGCGCCGCCAGTGCATCGCGCTGGCCCGACTTCGCTGCGATGATCTCGGGCAGGCGCTTGTAGAGGTAGAGATGCAGCGCACTGGGCTCGGCGCGGCCGTAGTGCGGGAAGTAGTTGCGGTCCCAGTACTCGTAGCCGCTCACCGGATCGCAGACCTTGCGGCGCCGTTCGGCGATGGCCTCGGGACTCATGTCCCAGCCGTCGAGGTTGGCGTCGATCTGGCGGCGCAGGCCATCGGCGAGCGACGCCAGGTCGGCCAGGAATTGCTTCGGGCTCTTCGCCATGTCAGCGCACCTTCGCGAGTTCTTCGCCGAATGGCTCCAGCATCTCAGCGACCGCCTGCAGGTGCTGCGGGAAGCGTACCTGCGCGAACGTGACGAAGCGCTGCAGCACGTCGATCTGCACGGCCTGGCGGTCCAAGTCCGGCGCCAATCTCTTGAAGCTCGCCATGGTCTTGTTGAACGAGTCGGACATGCTCGCGAGCGTCTCGGCCCGATCCCGCGCGCTCATGCCGGTGGCTTCGCGCAGCTGGTCCATGGTGGCCTGGTGCTGCACCAGGTAGTCCTCCAGCAGCTTCTTCGAGAGGCTGGCGAAGTTGTCGTCGCCCAGGGCCACGGCGGCGCGCACGGTATCCCAGTCGTCGCCCTTCTCGAGCGCCTCGGACTTCCACCTGTTCGCCGTGCTTCGCGGCACGCCCACCTTCTTGCAGGCCGCCTCCATCGGCAGGCGCTGGTAGATGTACAGCCCCCGGAGCTGGGTGCGTTTCTCCTGCGCGTGTGCCATTACTGACCCATGCCTCCGCGGGCCAGCCACTGCTTCAGCCCTTCGATGGCGAGAGCTACGCCCACGGACACGGCGGACCCGCTGACAGCGCCTGCAATCGCCGCCTTTTGCTCGACGACGCGCAGGCGCGCGTCGATCGCTACATGCCGCTCCTCCTGCCGCTCTTCGGCGCGGTCCATGCGCAGCTCGTTGGCCTTGTGGCGTTCCTGTTGGCGGGCCTCCGATTGCTCCATGCGCTGCTCGTTGGAGCGGTGCCGCTCTTCCTGGCTCGCCTCCATGCGATCCATGCGGCGGGTCTGTTGCTCGATGCTGCCCTGCAGCGACTGCACCATGCCGTGGATTTGCCCGAGCAGCAGCAGCTCCTGTTTCCGGTCGTCGGGCTTCGTGTTGGGGTCGCTCATTGGGGACTCGCTGTTGTGGATTGGATGTAGTCGATCAAGGCGCGGTAACGCTGCCGGTCGTCGGCGCATGTGCGCGCGTTGGCGCGGTGGTTGGCCCAGGCGTCGTCGAGCGTGAGGCCGGAGTCCTCGGCACAAGCAGGGTCGGCTCCCTCGGTGGCAGCAGCAGCGCCGCAGGCACCTGCAGGCGCGTCCGTGCTGGTGAGGGCGCCGTTCCACACCCGGACAGCAGCCAGGGTGAGATGAGGCACAGCAGCATCGGGAGCAGCAGGTAGCGGCACGCCCCCCGAGGGCGCGGCCGGCGCTGGGGCTGCGGAGCTGCTGCCAGCTCCGGCAGCGCCTGCAGGCGCAGGCCGATACACCACGAGCGGAGTGCGCGCAAGCAGCGCCTGGTAGCGGAGGTCGAGGGCGTCATAGCGGTCTGCCTGGTCACGGTGGTCTTGGAGGTAGGTGGACGTGGCGGTGTCGGCGCGGCGGGCTTCTGCCTCGAGTGCCTTTTGCGTGGCCTCATCGTCTCGGGCCTTGCGCGCAGCCCATGCGTTGTCAGCGGCCTTGTGGCCCCAGCGGTAGCCCGCGCCGATGAGAGCCAGCGCGAGGACGAGGGAGATCAGGAGGCGGGTTGCCATGGCATCGGCCTCAGTGCGGCAGTTGCCCGATCGCCCACATGGCGGCCAGGCCGAGGGCGCATGCCCCGATGACGAGTGCCCCGGCGATGACCTGCAGCGTGCGCATCATGGCGGCCCTCATTGCTGCGCCTCCATGCACTTCTTGTGGCGCTCGAGCTGGCGCGTCCACACTCCGCGGCACACCCGGTTGCCGGGCGTCGAGCAGTCGAATTCCCAGCGCAGCGGACGGCCCTGCGCGTCCTGCCTGCTCACGACCCACCCGGGGCCTTCTTTTCGAGCGCTGGTGAGCTTGCGGTAGGCGAGCAGCTCGTCGCATGCCTGCACGTAGTTGCCGGCGAGCAGCTCGCGGCGCATGCCCGACGCGCGCCACGCCGCGGAGCCGTATTGGTAGACCCAGTCCATGTAGACGTCGTATTCGGCTTGGTACAGCGCCACGTCGGGCAACGATGCGCGGAAGGCCTGCTCGTCGCGGCTGATGTGCGCCTGCGCCTTGATGAGGGCGCGCACGGGCGTGGTGGTGTCGCCCGGCTTCACGGGAGAGCCGTCTTCGTGGAACGTGCTTCCGAACCCCACGGTGGGCCGATCGCCCTGCGTGGGGACGATGGCTTTTTCGGTGTAGCTTTCGTGCGTGACGATGCTGACCAGGCCAGCGCCGGACAGCGTCAGCAGCGCTACGAGCTGGCGACCGGAGATGCGGCCGAATCGGCGGCGGGGTGAACGGGAATGCATGCCGCCACTGTCGCGGCAAGATTCCAAAAAACTAAGGCCGACATGGGTCGGCCTCAGTTAGGGTTCTTTGCAATTCTAAGGTAGCACGGCGCAGACAGTCCGGTCAACAAGGGCTGTCATCGGCTGATTGCCGTGATCCGCCCGCGGTCTATGTACACGTATCGGATGGGAGCATGGCGCGCGTACACGTACTGTTTGCTCACCCCATACTGGGTTTCAGTCTCGTGGATTTGCAGGTGCTCCCAGTCCCTCGCGAACTGGGTGCATGCCAAAAAGCGCGCCTCCGTCATGCCGACACTCGGTTGCGCCTGCAGGTGCTCTCCGCACTTCTGTCGATCTGCGCTGCGAATAGCTGCATCTGCCTTCTCCATGAGTCGCCTTCGCTCAACGTTCTCCTGCATCTTCTTCTGAGTCTCGGGTCGTTCGAGCTGCGTCTCAAATGAGCGAGCCATGTCTTCCGGCGCCATGACCGACGGCGGCTTCTGCGTTTGGGTGGCGCTCGCAGCAGCCGAGCCTCTTCCATCAGCACAGGGGGCATCTTGGAAGACCGGCCTCCCGTCCGGCCCCGCGCATTTGTTGACTGCCCAAGCTGGCGCAGCCAGCAGCAGCATAGGGAAAATAATTGCTCTCATGGTCGTCCTCCGTGCAACAGTACGCACGCACCTACCACGCTCACGAAGCATTGCATCCGCGGCTTTCAGATCTCTTTTGCCGCCGGTTGATCGCCTCGATGTAGCGTCGCACTCTAAGCAGTTGTGAGGGCTGCAGATCAATCACCATGCGCGTACCGAACTCGCGTTTCATGAAGCTGAACACGCTGTCCGCGACGGGGAGCTGTCGAATCATTCGAAGGACTTCACGCTGTTCCGGGGTCGTTAGGGAAATGGGCGCAGGTTCCTCGTCCTTCGACACCGTAGGTTCAGCATGGAGATTCACGATGGTCACGTAGCTCGTAGCTGTGACATCACCATCCACTTTGCCCACCTGGACTCCCCCTGATCCTCGATTGATGAGCTTCGGCAGCAGCTTTTCTTTGATCGCTTGGATCTGCCTGTAGAGACCTGTCAACTCGACCTCCTTTTGTTCGTGTTCACGGAACCGCCGACGTACCCCACCTGTACGCCTCCTGCGGCCTTGTTCGACATCTTCATCGTCATGTTTTGCGGCGCCGCGGTTGACGACACGGTTGCACCGAGCAGGGCACCCAGCGCCGCCTTACGCACTTCCTTTGACGCGTCGCGAAAGTAGCTGAGCAGCATTTGCTCTTCTGGAGTGAGCGGACTGCCAGCCCCTTCCCTTTCCCCTGTCAGTACGTACTGCGTGTCGACGCCTGCCGCCCCTACGGCCGCAAGGACACGGGCGCCGGGCTCTGCGCCCGCTTCGTACTTAGACCACATCTCGCGACTGATCCCTGCATGACTTGCAGCAACCACCTGCGACCACCCCAGACGCTTCCGCTCCTCACGCAAGCGCTCCCCAAAAGACGAATTTAGATTCACAAAAACCCCGTTGACTTTGTGAAGTTGAGTTCACATAATTCACTCGACACAGCAAATTTCTGACCGCAGCTAAACAAGTTGAGTTCAAAGGGTAACAGACATGCATCCAGAGCAAATCAAGGCGGAGATCCGCATGCGTGACACGACGCCTGCCGCCATAGCGGATGAGCTGGGGGTCTCCCGCTCCATGGTCTCGCACGTCATCAACGGCGTCGCGAAGTCCGCGCGTATCGCCGAGCACATCGCCAAACTGGTTGGCAAGTCCACCTCGCAGCTTTGGCCTGAGCAAACGAAGTCCATTCGCCGTGTGAAGGTAAATGCTCGAAAGGGTGCGGCATCGTGATCAAGCCCCGTTTGAAGCTCAGCGCCACGGGCAAGCTGTCCGTAGTCGCGCCTGGGGAGCTCGGATGGAACGCCCGGCAAGCGCGGAGCTACATCCAACGTCACTACGGCAGCGTCGGCAAGTTCGCGGCAAGGTTCGCGCTCTCGTACGCCGCAGCGTGCCTCGCAACACGGCCAGGAAGAGACAGCTCGGTAAGCCGCATTGCTGGCGACGTCTCACACATCCGCTCAATGCTGGGCCTCCGTACCGAGCCAACGCCTCACGCAGTTCGCTTGGCACAAGTGCACCCGAAGCGCCGCAACGGGGAGAAGCAATGACCTGGCTGACCGCCCGCGAACTGGCCGGCCTGCCCGGCATGCCCACGTCCGAACGCCGTACCCGGGACAAGCTGGTCGCGCTCGGAGCGTCCTCTCGCCCACGCCCTGGCAGCGCGGGCGGCGGCGGCCTCGAATACGACCCGGCCTCCTTGCCTGCAGCAACCCGCGCCGCCCTGGCCGCGCGCGTCATCTGCACCAGCGGCAGCAAGGCCCTGGCCCTGGTGGAGCCGGCACCTGTGGTGTCCTTCGCGCCGCCCGCTCCTCCGCCCGTGCCGCTCGCACCGCTGCCGGCCCCTGCCCCTGGCCGGCGCCCGCCCAGCGACCACGACAAGGCTTGCGCTGACGCACGCATGGTGCTGATCAACCAGGTTCTCGAGCTGGCAGCGTTCCATGGCGTGAAGAAGGCCTGCGCCATCCTGGCCCTGCGTCTGGCGAGCGGCGAGGCGCCGAAGGAGCTGCAGGCCACCGCCCGCACCGCGAGCCAGCGCGCCCGCGGCGACGTGGTCAGCGCCCGCACCCTCGAGCGCTACCGCTCCATCTACCGTGCCGAGGGCTGGTGGGGGCTGCTGCCTACGCCCGCACCTGTCACGGGCGCTGCCCACGTCGACCAGGACGTCGCCGCGGTGCTGGGTCTGTACCACTCCCGCGACGCGCGCTTCCGGAAGCTCTCCGGCGCGGCCAAGGAAGTTACCCGCCAGCTCGGCCGAGACTTCGATACCTGGCGCGCGCTCTACGCCCGTGCCCGCCGTGCCCTGGACAAGCTGGGCACGTCGCCCGAGGCGAGCGTGGCGCTCATCAAGGCCCGCCACAGCGGCAGCGAGCGCGACGTGCGCCTGCCCTTCAAAAAGCGCGACACCAGCAGCCTCTCGCCTCTGGACGTTTTCGTGATGGACGGCCACCAATTCAAGGCGAAGGTGAGGCACCCGGACCACGGCGCGCCCTTCGCGCCTGAGCTGACGCTCGTCCTGGACGCCGCCACCCGGCGGATCATGGGCTGGTCTGTATCCCTCTCCGAGAACGTGCTCGCGGTGGGCGACGCGCTGCGGCACGCCATCGCGCAGCACGGCATCCCCGCAGTGCTCTACACCGACAACGGCAGTGGCGAAACCGCCAAGGCCATGGACTGCCCGGTCGACGGCTTCACGAAGCGCCTGGGCATCGACCATCGCACCGGCATCCCCGGCAAGCCGCAGGCCCGCGGGATCATCGAGCGTTCGTGGCAGACCCATGCCATCAACGCCGCACGCAAGTTCGGGAGTTTCCAGGGCTCCGACGTCGACGGCGGCGAGTTCCGCAAGGTCGCGGCCGAGTTGGCGAAGGAGCAGCGCGCCCTGCGCCGTGCGCAAGAGACAGGCGAGGTCGTTCGCCTCTCGACCAAGTGCCCGACCTGGGCGCAGTTCATCGACGAGATCGAGCGCATGCTGGCCGAGTACAACGGCCAGCACCGCCACCGCAGCCTGCCCAAGCGGCCGGACGGCAAGCACATGACGCCCGACGAGGCCTGGGCGGCGAAGTTCGACGCGAGCCTGCAGCACAAGCCCTCCCAGGTCGAGCTGCGAGAGCTGTTCATGCCCGCCGTCCTGCGCACCGCCAAGCGCGGCCAGGTCACGCTCTTCAACCAGGAATACCAGGCGCCCGAGCTGATGCGCCGCGACGTCGACGGCCGCGAGGTCAGCGTCCGCTACGACATCCACGATCCGATGTGGGTGCGCATCTACAGCCTGGACGGCGAGTACATCTGCGACGCGCAGTGGCAGGCCAACCGCATCGACTTCATGCCCAAGGCGGTCGTGCAGATCGCCCGCGAGCGGCGTGTCGCCGCCACGGTCAAGCGCCGCGAGCAGCAGATCGAAACCGCATTACGCGAGCTGGGCGACACGGTCCAACCCGCACCCCTTTCCCTGCCGGAGCCGAGCGCGCCTTTCATGGTCGTGCCCTCCATCCCGGAGGCTTCTCCCTCCCTCTCCTCCCTCCCTTCCTCCGGGGTCGAGGTCGCGCAAGCGGCTTCGGGCAGGCCTTTCTTCGATTCGCTCGGCGAGCGCTACGAGTGGCTCATGGGCCACCGCGACGCCTGGGATGAGGACGACAGGCGCTGGGTGCTGGACTACGTCGCGAGCGACGACTACGAGGCCCTGGCCGACTACTACGAGGGGCGCGGGCTGGGATGGCCACGCGATCCACAGCAGGTTTTTAAAGGCGCTCTGTGAGGCCCGCGTGAGCCGGTCGCAGAGCAGCAGATAGATCAACGAAGAGGAATCACCCCATGAAAACAGGGTTCGTCAAAACCGAAAATTTCCGCCGCCTGGCCGAGGCGCAGAAGCTGGTGGAGCGCCGCGGCGCGCGCGAAGCGGGCCTGGTGCTGGTCAAGGGGCCGTATGGCATCGGCAAGTCCGAGCTGACGGAGCGCTGGGCCACCGACAGCGGCTGGATCTTCGTCCGCGCCAAGGCGACGTGGACGAAGCGCGCGATGCTCGATGAGCTGGCCGACCTGATGGGCGTGTCCAAGACGGGCCGCAACCAGGAAGTTCAGGCCCGCATCATCGGCAAGCTGGCCGTGGACATGGTCCCCATGATCATCGACGAGGCAGATTTTCTGGTCGGCTCCACGGCCTCCCTGCTGGAGGTGGTGCGCGACATCACGGACATCACCGGCACCATGTGCTTCTTGGTGGGCATGGAGCAGTTCGCGCTCAAGGTCGCCCGCCACGGGCACATCGCCAGCCGCGTCGCCAAGGTGGTCGAGCTGCAGCCGCTGTCGCTCGCGGACGTCAAGGCCACGGTCACCGCAAAGAGCACGGTCGCCATCGACGACGCCGTGCTGCCGATCATCCTGGAGCAGAGCGCCGGCCGCATGCGCCTGGTGCTTGGCGCGATCGCCAACCTCGAAGCCTGGGCCGATGCCAACCGCTGGGATCGCATCACGATCGAGCATGTCGCGCGCCGCGCGCTGTGCACCGAATTCAGCGGCAAGAGCCTGGGCCGCCGCGCCCCCACGCTGGGAGGTGACGCAGCATGACCCACCTCTGGCTTTGCCGAGACGCACTCGTCGCGCTGGGCCAACATCTGGCCCGCCGGCCGCGCGCCTTCACGGTCGCCGAGCTGGTGGAGTGGACGCCCAGCCTCGAAACTAAAACGGGCCACCGTGCCTGCCAGCTACTGCAGACCGCCGGGATGATCCAGCCCGCGCCGCCCGCCGCAGGCGACACGCGCGCCAACCAGAACCCCTCGCGCCCCGCGGCCTGGGAGCTGACGGCAGCGGGTCGCGAAGCAGCCCGCGCCGCCCACATGGAGGCGACGTCCAAGAAGCGCGCCGAGACGATGGCGGCGATCAACCGCCGCCCGCGCACGGATGCGCTGCCCGCGCGGCTCTGGACCATGCTGCGCGCGCGCACAACCCTCACGGCCGATGAGGCCGCCGGGGTGCTGGGCGACGCGGGGGCCGATCTCCGGCCGCTCAAGAAGGCCATCGGCAAGCTGCTGTCTGCGTGGCATGCCGTGGCGCCTGACTTGGTCAAGGTCGGCGCGCGGCGCGTGGGCAGGGCCTACCAATACGTGCTTGTGGGCAGCGCAGGACGGTTCCCGCCCGAGGTCCACACGCCAGAAGCCGCCGAGCGCATCCGCGCGCATTCCGCGGCCAAGGCAGAGGCCAAGGCCAAGGCTGAGGAGGCGCATGCATGACCGAGCGCCCGTACATGCAGGAGCCCTGGTACGCGCTGCTGATGTCGAGGTGCGCGGGCGGCGTGACGCGCACGCTGATCGCCAAGCAGCTCGGGCTCTCCAGCACCACGCTGTCGATGGTCATCAACGGCACAGGCCCTTACGGCGACGGTCGGGCCAGCACCGCGAAGGTGGCGGATCGGATCGTGCATACGTTCGGCCGCTACGCCTGCCCGCACCTCACCGAGCAGGCCGGCGAGAGCCAGGTCATCACCGCCGAAGAGTGCCGCGCGTTCGCCCACTGCGAACCGCCCACCGGCCGGCCCCGCGCCATGCAGCACTGGCAGGCCTGCCGCAAGTGTCCGCACGCCGCTGCGAGTGCCCCGCCCATCGAGCGCGCCTCTGCGCCGCGCAAGGTGATCCCGATTCAACCCCAGGAGGCATCTGATGTCGCTTTTTAAATCCATGCGCGAGCGGTGGCTCATGCACCGCTACCTTCGCACCCGCGTGCTGATGCAGCGCGAGCGCGCCCTGCACAACATGCACATGACACAGCTGCGCGCCGAGCGCGATGCACTGGCCCTGCAGATCGGTAAGCGCACCGCGGAGGCCACAAGATGAGCCACGCCCTCGCCCTCCAACTGCCAGTGCCCGAGCAGGCCTACCAGCGCCCGCCGTTGCGCTGGATCATCCGCCGCGCGCGTCGCATCCAGCGTGCTTACGGCGTGTCCCGCCGCCTGGCGATCTTCGACGCGCGACGCGACTACTGCGACTTCGTCGGCCTGAGCCACAAGCACCTGCTGCAGCTCTTTCGAGGAGGCACCCATGTCTAAGGGACTCACCCGCGATACGGCGCAGCTCTGGAACTTCCTGCGCGCCGACAAGGGCTGGTGGAGCGTGCTGCGCCTGACCGGCCACTGGGCGCCTACGTTCACCGAGCGCGAGATCGAGGAGCACATGGAGACGCTGTCCCGCGGCGTCTTCGTGGTCTCCAAATACACCGAGCGCATGGGCACCGTCTATGCCGTCACCCCGGACTGCCGCCTGCTGCCAGGCACGGATGCACCCGCCCCGATGCCGCAGCCGCCCAGCACCGACATCGAGCTGGCGCCCCCTCCGCGCCGCGACGCGATGAGCACGTTCTACCGGCCCACGCCGACCAACTTCCGAGACGGCGCCCTGGACCACCAGCGCCATCCCAGCCTGATCGGAGACAGGCGTTTCACCCACAGGAGCCCGAAAGCATGAGCAACGACCAATCCCGCCGCGCGATGTCTGATGCCGAGAAGGTCGAGGCCGTCGAAGCGCTCTCGAAGCAACTGCTGTCCTGCGCTCTGCAGGCGACCAATGCAGGGGTGGCTCTCGACGCGCTCGTGACCGCCTACATCAACTGCGCCTCCCACCTGGGGCTGCTCGATCAGGTTCCTGTCGCAGCTGCCGCAATGAGCGAAGCATCCATCCACATCCTCAACGTGCAGCGCCAGCTCGGCCAGGGGCGCATGGGCACGGCCATCCACTGAAAGGACTTTTCCATGACCGAAGACACCATCACCATCCCCAAGGGCTACTGGGCCGACGCCGAAGGCGCGCTCATCCCCGTCTCGAAGATCAAGGACATCGACAAGGATCGCCACCGCACGGTTTCCGACCTGTGCGATGCCGCCAAGAAGCAACGCGACGAGCTGATCTCCTTCAAGACGGCCGCGATGCTGGAGCTGTCGGAGTTCATCAACCGCAGCCTCGCCGAATACGACGTGAAGACCGGCGGCAAGAAGGGCAACGTCACGCTCTTCTCGTTCGATGGGCGCTACAAGGTGGTGCGTCAGGTGCAGGACACGTTGATGTTCGACGAGCGCCTCATGGCAGCCAAGGTGCTGATCGACGAATGCATTCAGGGCTGGAGCAAGGGCAGCAACGCGAACATCAAGGTGCTGGTCAACGACGCGTTCCAGGTCGATCAGCAGGGCAAGATCAACAAGGATCGCGTGCTCGGCCTGCGCCGCCTCAAGATCGAGGACGAGACGTGGCGCCGCGCCATGGACGCGATCAGCGACAGCATCAAGGTCGCCAGCTCCAAGCCCTACATCCGCTTCTACGAGCGCGATGCGTCCGGCGCCTACCGGCCCATCGTCCTCGACGTGGCAGCGCTCTGAGGGGGACAGCATGCATTTCGCTGAAATCTTCGGCGCTGCGCTCGGCCTGGCCGGCACCGTGCTGCTCGCGCTGCGCGGGCGGTGGGCAGGTTGGGGCTTCGTGGCCTACCTGGGCAGCAACCTCTCATGGCTGGTTTTCAGCCACGGCTTCGCGCACTGGGCCATGTTCGTCCAGTACCTGGGCTTCACGCTCACCTCGCTCCTCGGCATCTGGACCTGGATCGTGCACCCGTTCCTGCGCCGTGAGGAGACGGCCGAGGAGCGCACCGCCGCTCGGTCTCGCCGCGCCGCCGCGTACATCGACCACGCGCTGTGGGAAGACTCCCGCGTGCTCGACCAGCGCACGGACAAGCCGCGTGATGTGGTGGTCGTGTCGCGCGCTGCCCTGCATGCCATCTACGTCCAGGGCGAAGAGCAAGGCCGAGCGCTCGAGCGCGATCAGCGGTCGGGAGGTGCGGCATGAGTGCTCTATCCGATCTGGGCGATGCGATCGAGCGCGCCCTTGATGAGTGCCCCGTCTCCGACGTGCTCTCCATCCTCATCGGCGCGTTCGTCGGGGTGACGGTTGAGATGGTCCGTCGCCAAGGCGAGGACCCCACCAAGGCCATCACCATCGATGGCGGCATTCAGCGCGACGTGACCATTTCTGAAACAAAGAAAGGTGGTGCGAAATGACCACAGCCTATGTGCCGAGAGAGGGCAGCGCGGCCTGGAAAGTGATTCAGTACCTGCGGGCCAATCCCGAGGAGCATCTCGACCCAGATGTGATCGCCGCGAGGTGTGATTGCGGACGTGCGAGCGTCCACACGCTGATGGGTCCGTCCGTCGAGGCCAAGCTGCTCAAGCGGCAGGAGGACCTGGAAAGCGGCGAACTGGTCTACAGCTTGGGGCCAGTGCGCACCGAACTGGCAGGACAGGCGCCAGAGCGGCTGAGCGGCTTCCACGGCTGGCTGGAGCGCAAAGGGCTGCATTCAGCAGAAGGGCGCTCCGCGCGCAGCCCGGCGACAGCGGTACCGGCCAAGCCTCCTGCCACCCGCAAGCCGCCGGCCGCACCATTCAGCGTCGACCTCGCGACGATCACGGTCGAGAAGGCCGTCCCACTTCCCAATCGGCGAAGCACGATGGACTGGACGCCGCTGCTGGACACGCTGGAAGTCGGTGACTCCTTCGCGCTTCCGGTCGCCGCACGGTCATCTATCACAGGCGCAATTAAAGCCTACAAGGATGCCACACAGCGGGTGCTGACATGCCGCACGCTGGGCGACCAGATCCGTGTGTGGAGGACGAAATGAGCCGCACTCCTCCCAAATCGGTGCCCATGGCCTGCTTGACCATCGGCCATTACGACTACCTGCTGCCCGCCGCCAAAGCGATCAAGGCCGCAGAGATCTTGCAGGACGCCTTCGACTGCGAGCATCGCTACGACGAAGGGGATTTCATCTATGAAGTCGCGTCGACACAGCCGCGCGTGTCGTTCGCGCTGGTGCGCGCCAACCAACTGCGCATGCCGCCGGGCGGGCTTATGCCCGACCCAAGCAAGCCCCTGCGTCTGAAATGAAGCAGCGCTGTACGAGGACCGTATGAGCAAAACGCACCACACCACATGGCTGGTCTACGAGGAGCGCGAGGTCTACGACGGGGGCATGGTCCCTCTGCTCGTGACGGAAACGAAAGCGCTCGCCGATCAGGCCAAAGCCGACATCGAGCGCGCGATCGAACAGGTTCGCGGCAGGCTTAACCGCATGCCCGATCCCGATGAGCAAGGCATCAGCGACGAAGAATGGACGGCTCGCTTCGAGGCCCGCAGCAACATGCTGGAGCGCTTTCGCTGGCCCCATCGCATCAAGCGGGATGCGTGGGCTTGGGACTTTGCCGTCAGTGCGATGCGTCTGCCCTTCGCTACGGAGGCACGCTGATGCCTTTCTACCGATTGAAGACCGGCATGGTCCATGTGCGGGGCACGAAGCTACCGCCGCCTTGCAGTGCGCACGTGCTGGTGGACGGCGAGCAACCGCGGTGCATGGCGCCTAGCGAGTTCCTATGCGACGGCCCGAGCGCGGCCGATCCTCGCAGCACCTGCGACGCGGCGCTGTGCGAAGCCCACGCGCACCGCATCGCCATCAACCGTCACCACTGCCCGTCCTGCCACCTGGCGCACAGCGATGCGGCCGGGCAGCGCAGCCTGTTCACCTCCCTCGTTTAAAGCCATGGCACGCACCTTCGCATCCCACACGAACCGGCCCGCTGTGGAGGCCCAGCGCAAGCGCGACCTGGGCCTGATCCACCAGGGCAAGTCGGCACTGCATTGGTCCGACGACGACTACCGCTACCACCTCAAGCAGCTCACGGGCAAGACCAGCGCAGCGGACCTGGATCACGGCGCGCGGCGGAAGGTGCTGGCGCACATGGAGACGCTCGGCTTCAAGCCCAAGAGCGCGTTCAAGGCTTTCGACCAGGCCGCGAAGATTCGGTGGCTCTGGCGCAAGCTCGCCGAGACCGGCGGCGTGCGCGATGCCAGCGACGCGGCGCTGCTGGCGTTCGTCGGGCGCACAGCGGGCATGGGCGTCGCCGATCTCAAGTTCCTCCCGGTCGCTCAGGCATCCACGGTGATCGAAGCGCTCAAGGCCTGGCTGGATCGCGCCAAGCGCGCACAGGGAGCCCCCCGTGTTTGAGGTGCTCGACATCTTTTTCCGCTGGACCGGCATCACGTTCTGGTGCCTGGCGGTGGGCCTGCCTTCGTTGGCGTTTCTCCGCGCGTTCGTCGACCTGGTCGACTACCTGCGCTGGCTGCGCCACATCCACGGCCCTGAGCGAGCGAGCTGGCGTGCACTCCCGCGTATCGCGTGGCGCAGCCGCGGCGACTTCCTGCCGTTCGGGCGTTCGTTCACGTCCACATCCATCGGACGTTTTTCCTGGCATGGCCTGCGCGACTGGCGCGAAGAAAGGACTTTTTAAATGACCCACACAACGACCGCCGCCGCGGCAGCGGAACCCCGGCCAGAGGCACTGCGCCTGGCAGATGCCCTGGCGTACTGCGACTCGAGCGTGGCATCTCAAGCAGCAGTGGAGCTGCGTCGCCTGCACGCGCTCACCACGGCCAGCAAGGAAGAGGCCGTGACCCGTTTCTGCCCTGGCTGCGGCTCCGTAGGCGATGTGGTGGGCAACTACAAAGACTGCTGCCCAGACGGGGCCAATGCGCGGCTCATTCCTGTGAGCCTCGCGCGAAAGTGCCATGACCTGTTCCGAGCGGCTCTTGATGCGACGTTCGCATCTCTTTCCCCAGCCCCGGCCCTGCTGAAGGGGCGGGCGCACCTGACCTACACGCTGACCGCGGAAAGCGGATACGAGCAGACGGGGGAGCACCACAACATCACGCCCGAGGTCTTCGGCGCGATGATCGCCGCGCTGCACTCTCCCAAACAGTCTACGAACGAGGTTTTGGCGACCGAGCAATCAACCGCTTTGGCCGAACACGCCGCGCGCTACGAATGGCTGCGCTCTCGGGATCTGGACGCCGTTGAGAAGGGCGGCGTGTTCGCCGGCAAGACGCCCGACAACGTAGTGCTCAACGGTGCGGACCTCGACGCGGCAATCGACGCAGCTATAGCCGCGCAGCGCTGATCCCATGGACCGTCTGGCCCCCGCCATCGACACCGAGCTGCTGCCGCCCCTGCTGCAGGACTTCGTGCGCCTGATCGGCTTGGAGGCCACCCTCACCCTGGTGCGCGCCCATGGCGGGCTGCGCATCTTCATCCCCACGCCAGCCCGCTGCAAAGAGGATCACGCCTTCGCGCAGCTCATCGGGCTGGACAAGCTGCTCATCCTGGCCCGCGAGTACGGAGCGTCCAACCATTTCGCGCTCCCCAAGGCAGAGCGCGCGCTGCTGGCCGTGCGCGACGCCCGCATCGCCCACGCCTACGCCCACCACAAGACCGCCCGCGAGCTGGCGGCCGAGTTCCACCTGACCGAGCGGCACATCGAGCGCATCGTCGCTGCAGCCGGGGTCACGGCCCCGCGAGATCGGCAGCAGGGAACGCTGTTTTAA